GAACATAATTTCCACCACTTGATGTAGGCAATATGCTTGATTGATTTTGTAAAAATACGTCACCAGTAAAAGTGTCGCCTGTGCTTCTTGCTACTGTAGAATCTACATCTAAAGTATAAGTGTTAGAGCCATCATTATAAGTTTTTGTTATTCCGTCGCCGTCTACTATTAAAGCATTGACTCTGTCATCAACTGCTTCTGAAAAATCTGTTACTTGCGAGGCCGGTATTGCAATGTTTAAATCAGCCGCCGCTGTTAGTTGTCCTTGTGCATTTACTGTAAATGTTGGTATTGCTGTTGCACTACCATAACTTGCCGCACTAACACCACTGTTAGTAATGCTTATTGCACCACTGCTTAATGTTATTCCTGTACTACCACTAAAGTGTGCTCTTGTTTCTGCGGCTGTTGGGCCTGTGTAATCAAATACACCGTTTGCATAACTTAAATCACCGTCACCACTGTTTGTACCAACACTAAAGAAACCTTCTACTACTGTTTCTAAATTTGTAACTTGAGATGTTGCTATTTGTATTGCGTTTGCAACTGCACTTGTTATTCTACCTTGTTGGTCTACAGTAAATGTTGTTGTGGATGTTTTAGTTCCGTATGTACCTGCTGTTACGGCTGTATCATCTAACGTAATTGTATATGCAGTACTATCGTCTGCATTTGGTGTCGTTGCTACGATACCTGTACCACCAGTCAACGTTGATGCATACTGTCCTGCAGTATGTGTTCCTAATGTTACACTACTATTTGTAATAGTTGTTGCTAGACTAGGTGCTGATGTATTTGCATTAAGTCCTAATGCTACACTACCTGTAATAGGTCCTGTTAAAGATAAAGTTCTATCGCTTTGTAACTTACCTGCTGTTGTGGCTGTACCGTCAAGTGTACCAGTAAACAATGTGGATGTAATATTTGTAAAGCCTGTACCAATACCGTTATTAATACTTGCAACACCATCTGTAATTGTGGGTGCAGAAAGTGTTTTACTAGCCGCTAATGTAACGTTTTCGCTAAATTGTGTTGGCTTGCTTACAACTAATATGCCATCTGTACCATATGTAAGTCTTACATTAGTTGTACTATTGTTTAGTTGTAAATAAGCAGGAACATTATCATTATCCGAATTAATAACATATCCATCTGCGGCATTTTGTGTTACCGTATCGCTTGAATATGTTGCGGCTCCTGTTACTGATAATGTACCAGTAATAACAGCATCACCTGTAATATAAATGTTTTCGTCACCGACAATATTTCCTCTTACTACAAGGTTACCGTCTGGATTATAATTCGATTGTTTTGCCATTAGTAAAAATTTCCTACAATAATAATTGCTTTAGTTGTATTTATCTTTCTGGCAAAGTTTTTTTAAAAGTCAAAAAAAAGCACCTCCCTAAGGAAGTGCTTTTAATTTGGTTATTACCTTTAAGATTAAATCTTACTGGAATGCAACGTTGGACAATGTTATTGCGTCAACGTAGTCTGCCGCGTTACCCAAAGATGAAGCAGTATTTGTTAATTCAATGTAACCATATCTGGTCATGAATGAAACTACTGGTTCAAATGTGCTAGGATCCATAACTGGTCCTGTGCTCATTAATGGGATATAAGGACAATAGAACGCAGGTGCGTCAGTTTCGCTTGAACCTTTGTATCCAACTAAAACTTTAGTTCCGTCTGCCGCATAACTATCAACAAATACTTTGATAGAACCATTTAATGTTCCAGCAAGTTTTGTGTTAGTAGGTGCTTCAAAAGAACCTTCTGTTGTTCTAGCGAATGTTGATGTAGATGCTGACTGTAATATAGTCAACGCTTCTGGACTAACTACGATGTAGTTACCAGCGCCACGTCTAGTTCTAGCCGCGATTCTGTTCGCCGCTCTATTAATCTCGATTGCCAATACAGCATGTCTGTCACCGACGTAAGTCTGTGTACCAGTTACTGAATTGAAATCTAGTGCAGTACCTGAACCTGCTAGAGATCTTAGTGAACCGATAATTTCTTGGTCGATTTCAACTACGATTTCTTGTGCAAGAGCCTGCATAATTTCTGCTTCAACATCAAGACCATGCATTGACTCAGCATCTTGTGCCGCTTCAAATGTCCATCTTGCAGATAGACGTCTTGTTTTTGCTTCAACAGTTTGTTTTAAGATTTGAATGCTCATTTTCTTACCTGGTGTTCCCTCTGATGATGCAGTTGCATCTGGGCTACCTGAGTAAGCATTAGCAATCTTAAACGGGCTAAGAGCCTCGTCACCTGGGTTCACGCCAGTTGCCGCTTCGGCATAACGTGTTCTCAAGGTGTGAATTTGTCCTACTGGACCACTCATAGGTTGAACACCTACAAGCTCGTTAGCAATAACAGAAGGCATAACCCTTCTGATTAAAGGTAACATTACTTTGTTTAATGTAGCAACGTTGCCAGCCTGTGTAGCACCACTTGATGCTGATTCCTGAAGATACCTTTTAGTATTTTCAAGGACTACATCTAAAGTTGATTTCTTAGAACCGTTAAGTCCTTCGAGTAATGCATCTTTAGTTGCTGACCAATTGCTTTCAAATAATTCTGCCATTTCTTATCTCCTAATTTGAAAGTCCGGCTAATTTACGGATTTGGTTAATTTCAACCACGTCCTGTTCGTCTTCAGATGAAGGCTGAACGTTTTTATCACCAGTGTGTTCTGTAATCACTGATTCATTCAATGCTTTTCTACTCTCTACTGCTGGAACTTCTCCATCTAAAACAGATGGGAGATACTTATTGAATTGCTTCTCTAAGTTCTCAGTCTTTACACTTTCAAGTAAATCTACCATTAATTCTTTTTTGCTTCTGCTAAGTGGTTTCATGAGCTCTGATAACTTCTCTTTACGATCCATTAAATCATTTGCTACATTCAACTTAGATTCGACCAATTTTGTTGCTTCTGCACTAGCCGTTGCGTCTGCTTTGGATTCTTCTAATTGTTTCTTAACGTCCACGATTTGTTTTTGTAAATCTTTTACATCTGATGCCTCGTTCAAATAACTTGAACGATATTCATTTGCAAATGATTCGAATATTCTACGACCAAAATCGTTTTCTCTTGCGGCTGTAATGTCGTCTCTGAACTGCTTAACATTCTCTTTTACAATAGTGTTTACAGTTGCTTCAACTTTTTCAGCGGCACGTTTGATGAAATCTGATTTAGATTCAGCAAGTTGTTTTTTGCCTTCTCTAACCATTTTCACTTTCTGTTCAACAAGTTCTTGTTTATCTGCATGGAACTCTTTAAGTTCACCTGCAAGTTGTTCAACTACAAAGTCATCAAGTTTAGAAACATGTGAGGAAACTGAATTCCTTTCTGCTCTAAGTTCTTTAATTTCTTTAGCAAGTTGTTCCGACACAAACTTGTTAAGTTTTGTGCTATGTTCACTGATAGCCTTTTTGTATGCAACTCTTTCTTCAGCAACTGCTTTTTTATCTTCAGCAAGTTCAAGCATTTCTGCTTCAACTCTTTGTTTGATAAAACCATCAACTGCTTCAACTATAAGACCTTTGTCATGCTCATATCTTTGAGCAAACTCTTCTCTTAATTCTGCTGTAAGTTGTTCCTTGGCTTCGGCAAGACGACTCTCCCATGCCTCAACGATACTTGTACGAACTTCTTCGTTAATATCACTAGACTCGATCAGGTCTTCAAAATTTACTGCCATAGTAGTCTCCTACCTCAATTTTAATTCGTTAATAAAATTAACGATTTGTTTAGTTAAATGCTTTTCAGCATTTGGGTTACCGTGTGTATAGTCTTTGGCAATCTCATGTATCATGCTACCGCCTCTCATATTAAACAAAGACTCATAAATGGTCTTTGGATAGGCATCGGGGGCCGATGGTTGAGCAACGATATCAACAGTAATAATATCAAAATCAGACACACGACCTGATTCATTTACATTACCGCTACCTCTACTGCTAACTCCTAATTTTGCACCTGCTTTTAATAAAGCCCTTGCAATATTACCCATTGGCGTATCGATTATTTTTAATTTACCTAGACCGTCGGAGCCATCGCATTGCATTTCTGTAATGATATGGCTGACTCTGTCTAAATTAATTTGTAACTCTTCAGGATGATCTAACTCACCCATCACAGTTTCACCTACTTTTAATCTTTGAGTAACATTTTCAACAGCACGTTGGATTTCATCTTTAGGATAAACCCTACCGTTTTGGTTTTTTACATCGCCTTGGATGAATAAACCTTGCATGAATAAATCTTTTCCATCGTTGGCTTCCATAATGGAAATCCCACTTTGTTCCGGACTCATATATTCATATAACTTACGCACTATCTAATATTCCTCAAAATGTTAGTTAAGCCTTTTTAGGTTCAACTTTAATATTATCTGTTGGTGTGTGGTCTTTTGCTGATTCGCCTTTATTGCCTTCGCCACCGTCTTTAACTGATACAGGGTCACCTGCTCCAGTTACTACAGTTGCACTTGGCTTTTTAGTTAAAGGGGATTCGTTGTTGTCTGCTGAACCACCTTTAGGTTCTGCAACGTTATCTGATAACTTAGTTGCTTCTTCAACAACTTCATCATCTTCTTCCTCAACAACTTCTTCGTCTAAATCATATTCAACAGACTCTTCTTCAGGTGCTTCTAAATCCATGTCAGGCATCATTTCTGCGTCCATATCCATTTCATCTTCTTCGCCTTTGTCTTCGTCTGATAATAATTTTTCGAATTCAGCTCTTAAATCTTCTAGTTCGTCTTCTAAAGAATCAACTTTATCTTCTAAGTCTTCTTCTTCGTCGCTGTCGTCTGCTGATCCACCAACTTCGTCTGCTTCAATATCTGCATCTGCATCTTGTACATCTGCAACAAAATCTGCTTCTGGGTCACTGTCATCAATTGCTTCTTCAACTGCGTCTTCTTCAGACTCTTCTGATTCTTCAACAGCCTCTTCCTCAGATTCCTCTGATTCTTCTACTGCTTCTTCCTCTTCTGATTCAGTTTCTTCAACTACTTCATCTTCGTCTAATATACGCTCGTACTCTGAACGAGCAGTTTCAACGACATATTCGTGAAGTAGCTCTTCGGCACGCTCGTTATCTTCTGCAAGTAGTAATTCGAGAACTTGTTCTAATTTACTGCGTTCTGACATTTTTGAGCTCCTATAATTATAAGACTATAATGCTTACGAATTGTATTTACATTATAATATGTGTAATACTTATAGAAGATGTGGAATTTTGGATGCAAACAGGCAAAAAACAACCCATTTCGTGTAAAAATGTGTGAATATGTCTATATGTAGAAATTATTTATATAGAAAGATTAAAGTAAAAACTACTATGTTAAGTAGTGTATTAAAGTTTCTGCATACTTCAAGTGTGCTTCTTTAGGTAAATGGTGGTCATATTTTGTACCCGGGCTATGTTCCCAGCCGCCCCACAGTTCATCGCAAACTTCTAGATAATCTGCTATTCCTTTAGTTTGCAAGTTGGTTTCTGGTATATCCCATTCTGTTGCTTCTTTGGAATAAACATCAGGATTTACCATGTCATAACCCTCTGCCCAATCAAATGTATTTGGTGAAAAAACAAATTTTTTGTTGTTTAATTGTAGTTTATATAAGGCATACTGTAATATCATTTGTTGTTTATGCCTCTGTATATCAGCGTCATAGAAGTATAAAAAGTTCTTTTTTAGTGCTTCAAAAGTATTAGCATCAAACACTTTTTCATACCTAGATAGTATATTATTATCTGCTAGGCTTTTATCCAAATCCTCATTAAATATACTACCATAACTGTCTATTAATATAGTAGGATTATAGCCTTTGCCGTAGCCTGGTGCATGTTCATCTTTTAATTTTTCTATAATTACATGGTCAAAATCAACATTATCCCAACCTAATTTAGGATCATATCTTTCTGAATCTTTTAATTTAAATTCGTCCCTAGTAATTGTTGTAGCATTAATAATAAAAACATCAGGATCATAATGTTTTAATGCATAGTCTATTTGTAGTGCAATGCCAAAGTTACTACAGCCAGGTTTGGCTAAATTGTAATATTCTGCATTTAATTGTTTTGATATGAAATGTCCAAATTCGATTTCGGGGTGCTCTTTATCGATACATGACCAACTACACCCGCATACTGCGAGTTTCATTAAAATTGGCTAGCCGGCTCTGCCTGCTTGGCATACATCAAAGATGCAAATTCTCTTTGCTCAATGTTCTCTGATTTTTTAATTTCCCTGTACTTTCTTAACTTGCTTAGAGTTTCTAAAGTAAGTTTAGTTTTTCTAGTGTCGTCAATATGCTTTTTTGCTGACCTATCTTTTTCAGGATTGTAAAATTCATCTAATCTCATTATAAACTTCCGTCTGGTATTTCTGCACCTGGTTCCATTCCACTTACATCAGGAGTTAAAGTATCATCCATTGGTGCAGGGATATCTTCAACTGGCGTATCTATGTCTAACGGAGCACTTGGTCCTGGTCTAACGCCTACATTTCGTAAACCAACTTCTTTATCGGTTTCCGTATTGTATTTATTCTCCATCTTCCAATAAAACTCGTTTTCCTTCATTTCTTCTTCATCTAATCCTAAGTATTTCTTCAGTTTAAATTGTTGACTTAAATAAGGTATTGCTTCTAAACTAGCAAATAACTGAGCTCTTTGTATATCCATGTCTAGTTCTCTATAAGAACTAAAGTTTTGTGGTGTAGATAATTCAATTCTAAACATGCTATTATCTATTTCTACACCTTTATAGTTTAGAAACATTTTAAATTCTCTATCTAAACTTCTAATAATTTGTTTTTGTAGTCGTTGACAGAATTTAGCAAACTGGAATTCTTGTATATATGCAACTCCAACTTTACCGTCATTAACTTGTGCTGTTCCATCATCTGGGCCAGTAGGTAAGTAAGAACTTGGTACTCTTAAACCTCTTAACAGTTTGTTATTAAAGTATTTTAAATCGTCAATCTGTCCTAAGTTTTCACCGCCAGGTAATGTATCTACTTTTGATCCTCTACCGTCTGCCGTTTGAGCAAAGAAGTAGTCTTCTAACATACTCATTGGATTGTATGCCGCATCTGCTACATTGTTTCCATCTTTATTTTTGTTAGGAACACGTTTTTGTTGTACTTCATACTTAACACGTTCTAAGTATTGTTGTGCTTTGTGTGGTGGCATGTTACCTACGTCAATCATAAACACACGTCTTTCAGGTGCTCTATGTACTCTGTAAATAATAATACTGTCTTCTAATAATTCTTTTTGTTTAAAAACTTTAAACACTGGCTCCAGTACACTAATACCAAAGGGCCAGTTATGGTCCATGCCTTCTGTTAAACTAATATGTACAACATGTTTAGCATCAACAGGGCTACCTGTTGTAGCACCCTGGTCTCCTGTCATAGGCGAATAATTACTAACACTAGGTCCAATATTTCCGCCTGCCATCATGCCGCCGCCAGCACCATAAGGTCTGGCATGCAATGCCGCGGCACTTGTTGCCGCTAGTTGTTCAAAGTTTACGTCTAAGTTTTTAATAAAGTAAGTTTCAATTTTCTTACCTTCACTTTCGTTAACAACAACTTTTTCAATATTTGCAGGATCTACCCAATAAAGTTTATAAGTTTCTGGGTCTCTAATAAAGAACTGGTCTCCATACTTAAGAGTATTTCTTACCATTTTAAATGCTCTTCTTCTTAGTTCATTTAAATTGTTCCATTGGTCTAATGACGAACTAAGAATTTTCATTTCTGTTTCGCTTGGGTCGTCTTTAAAATTAAATGTAAAAGGTAGTGAGTTTGTATCGTCATCTTGTGTACAAAACTCAGCAATAATATCTAATGCCGCATTAATCTCCAGGTCATTATCCATTTGGTCATATTGAATATATCGCATAAGTCTATTAGGACTTCCAGCATATACCTCAGGTAACCAACTGCTAAATCTTGCCGCACCAAACTGTCCAGCCGGATTATCGCCTTGTACATTAATAGGCAATCCGCCGTTATCGTTTGAGTTAAAATATTTCCGCCATGTCGCCATAAAATTTCCTTTATATGCGTATATTTATCACTTTATAGGAATAATGTCAAATTTTTTTGAATTAAGTATTTAAGTCTTTAGTTGCACCAACGTTTTTCGCTAGTAATCTGTTGTTTTCAGTCTGTAATGATACAAGTTTTTCCATAAGTTCCGTATTACTCATGCCAGCCATATCAGATTCTAAAGCATTTGATTTAGGTGTAGTAGGTGTTGCTTGGGGTTCTGTTGTTGCTGATCCTGTTACTGTCCCTGGAAGTATAGGTCCGGCAATACTTGGCATCGGTGTAGATGCAAATGCATTACTAGTTCCGGTAGGTGCTACTATACCAGTCTGTTCTTGCATTTTATACATGTCAATCTGTTGCTGTAGCAACTTCAAAATCCTGCCTTGTTCAGCCCCTATCTCTCCTGCTGATGCATTTTTGCCAATTTTTTCAACGTCAACATCAATACCTGCGGCTTGTATGGCTTCTCTGTTCCTGAAAATTCCGCTAGAATTAAAGTTATCTTCACCTATGTCTTGCATGATGCCTGTGAGGCCACCCATCATGTCATCACCGTGCAATTTGTCAAATGCAATGCTCTTATTTGCGTCTTTTTGTTCTTCTTCTTGTATGTCTGCTTTGCTTGGGCCAAGCAGTTTCATTGCTCCAAGTTTAAGCATGTCTCCCATATTAATTTGATCTAAGGATTCTGCCATATATCCTATGCTGTCACCTATCATATTAAATTGGTCAGAAACATAATCACCGTCTATATTGGCTAATGCATTACTAACTGTATCCATGCTGTTGCCAAAATATTGCATATTTTCTGCATGTTCATCTATCATGGTAAATGGTTTAAAAGGATCGTCACCTAAAATCATAAGGTCTGTAGTTAACGAACTTATTTTTCTAACAAATGGGCCAATTGCATCACCAAATACAACCAATGATGCCGCGGCATATAAAGATTCTCCTGCCGCTTCTACTATAGTTGATAACCCATCTGCTAATTTTATTAATGGTTCTGTTTCTACTCCGCTTAACTCATCTGCAAATCTTTTAATTTTTTCTGAAGGACTTTCTGCACCAAATAATTTTCCTATGCCTTCTGCTACACCACTTAATAAAGAACCGCCTGTTAGTGCTACCATTCCTAAACCTAATGCCGCCATGGCGCCACCAGCCTTAGCAAGGTTACCGAAATCAACTCCGTTCATACTTTGTAGTGCTACACCCATTCTTTCTATAGAAGGTGCCGCTAACGAGCCTAGTAACATGAATGGTAATAGTGGAGCCATTAATGCCATTGCACCTGCAATCGCTAACATTCCACCTGCCGCTCCTAATAATCCTCCGCCATCTATCTGAGACATCTTGTCCATGCTTTCAGTAAATGTCGGTAATGCCATAGCAACTAAATTAAGTGCTAAACCGAATGGTATAAGTGCAAGTCCTAATGCTCCAATGGCTACTGCGCCTGCTAATATAAACGGTAATGCTAAACCTAAGCCTGCCGCCGCAATACCTAATGTAATAAGTCCTGCCGCCATAACACCAATTGTGCTTAACCCAACATCTTTCATCAAATTAAGTCCAAATGCCATTGGCACTATAGCCGCCCCTAAGATTGCGACAGCCGCCGCTCCTTTAATCATTGCAGTTGAGCCTTTGCCTAATGTTTGTGCCAGCATGGCTAAACCACCTAATGCGATTGTGCCTTTTATAATAGAAGTAAAGTTTACTTCATTGAATTGTTTTAATCCTATTGCCGCAACACCAATAGCCGCACCAAGCAAAACTAAACTTGCCGCGCCTTTAATTACTTTGTTGTCTCCGAATTTTGCAACACCGTCTGCTATGCTCTTTAAGAAGCCGCCACTTTTGCCGCCGCCACTCACAGAACCAGATAACTTGTCTGTCATTTTAGCACCGTCTTTTTGAAAACTACTTAATTTGTCTGCTACTTTTTTACCTGTTTCGCTTTGTGTAATAGACCCCATGGCGCCTTTAAGTTTACCTGCGCCAGTTTGCATTACTTTTGCTAACATGCTTTGATTTTTTGGATCAAATAAACCGCCCATCCAGCCTTTTGCTTTATCTAGTAGGAATTTACTTGCTCCAGCGGCTCCTTGGAACATTGTCATTCCAAATTGTTTTATTTGTGGTAGTAAGAATTGCTTTACAGCCTGTTTTGCCATTGAGAAACCAAACAATGTCACCATAAATATTGGTATTGCTTTTAATAGTGCCTTAATAGCAGAACCAACAACTTTGCCTAGCATAGCACTTATAACACCGCCTATGCCACCGTCTTCAAATTCTTCTTTAATAAATTCTGCAAATTTAACTAATGTATCTGTAATACTTTTAATAACTGGTACAAACTTTTTAACAAGCCCTTTGACCATTCCGCTGGCATCTTGTGCCATGCCTGACATGTCATCTGTAGCAAATCCAAACACACCCATTATCTCTTTAACACCATCCATTATTGCTTTAGTTACAGACGGATCTGCAAATAAACTATAAAACGCATTTTCAAAACCGCCTGTTACTTGCGACATAGTTTTCGCAAATTCATTTCGACCTTTTTGTACTAGGTCCATGTTAAAGCCTGTGCCTAATGCTTTATTAATGCCTTTAATTTTTGCTTCAGATTGTTCAAACTGTGTTATTGCATTAGCCATAGATTGTGCTGAAGCATCACCTGTTCTTGCTAATAATCTAATTCTTTCTTTTTCGGCAGTACCTAAATTACCTAATTGCGAGGTCAAACCATCGACCATTCCCTTTGCTTCTTCTTGAGTAAGTGTTCCACTTTGTATAGCAGTAATGTATTGATCCATTGGACCTTTAAGATTAGGTAATGCTGTAACCATACCAATAGCCGCATCACTTAATCCCACACTACCTGCCGCCGCGGCTTCTGTAAATGCTGTTGCAATTTCTTGTCCTGCTTTACCACCATATGCCGCAAGTCCTGAAGCAAACACTTCTATACCTGCAACAACGTCCGATCTCACAGTATCGTTAAATCTTAACATTGAAGACACTAATAATCCGTTTCCGTCTATTAATGAATCTACAAAATTCTGCATCTCTGCTGTACCAACACCTAATGCTGTAGCGAATCCTTGTTGGAATTTAGTTGTTGTTTGTATTTGTTTGTTTAATCTTTGCTGGTCTATATTACCTAAGTTTAATAAACCTTGACGCCTGTTTAACGCATCGCCAAATCTTTCCATACTGTCTTCAAAACTCATTCCGAGTTCTTCAGAAGTATCTGCGGCAAATTTCATTGTTTCTTCAAATCTGCCAAAACCTTGAGTAGCAATAACATTACTACTATTAATCATCATTTGGGCCGCACCTTTAAATCCTAATCCTAATGCCCCCAATCCTGCTACTGCTTCAGTAGTACCTTTACCTACATCAGAATACATAGAACTAAAGCCAACACCGGCTTTAGTCATTTCGTTAATTGTAGAACCTGCTTCCATTAACTTGGCACCAACGTATGTTGCTCCAGTTAATAATGCACCGCCTACGAATAAAGAAAACTTACCGAGTCCCCATGTAACACTACCGATAGTTCCTAGTAATTGCTCGCCGTCTGATTCCAAGTTATCAATAACTTTGTCTATATAGGTTTTATATTCTTTCGAATCTTCAGATTGTTTTTTAAGTGTTGCTTCTGTGCCTTTGTCAACAGCATGTGTGATAGTTTCTACTGCTTTTTTAAGGTCTTTGTCAGCCTTTACTTGTTCTGCTGTGTCGGCTTTACCTTTTTTAGCATCATCTTTTAGTTGTTTAACTAATTCTTTGTTAGATGTTTCTATTGCTGTAAGTGTTTTTGTATCTACTCCATTCTTTTTTGCAATAGATGTGAGAATGCCTAGAACTTGTTCCTGTGTGGATTCTGTCGCCCAATCTGGAAAGCGATACGGTTGTCCTTCTATGTTAAATTCTACTGCCACTCAAGAAATCCTTTAAAACTAGTTTTAATGAAGATAAATAAGTACTACGTTATTCCTAGATACTAATTTAACTACACAAACGTATTTATCTAGAAGAATTAACAGGAGTTTTAATGAGCAAAAATATGAACAATCCGCAAAATCCGTTAAGTGCCTATTTTAGGTCACCTAAACTATATACTGCTATTCCTAGCGGAGGCAGATTTTATAAAGAGGGTATAGTTGACTTTGGTGGAGAAAGTAATGGCGAACTAGCAATTTATCCAATGACTACAAAAGATGAATTACTATTGAAAAACCCAGATGCATTGCTGAATGGTGAAGCAGTAGCAAGTTTAATTCACTCATGCGTACCAGAAGTTAAGAATGCAAGAGAATTGTTTAGTGCAGATGTTGACGCATTATTAATTGCAATTAGAGGTGCAAGTGGTGGTGATGACGTAGATGTTGCCGCTGAATGTCCTAAATGTCAGACAATAACAGACGTACAAATTAGTGTTACAGAAAGTCTAAGTCAAATGGAAGACCTAGATGACTTATACTCTATGACATTAAATAATGGATTAAAAATTGCAGGTGCACCTTTTAGTTACAAAAATACTATTAAGGCAGGTATTGCCAGTTTCCAAAGTACAAGAAGTATGCAAAGTATCTCAGAAATGAAAGACGACATGGATCGTTTAAGTGCATTCAATGAAAGTTTTGTAAAACTAGCAGACTTGAACTTTGAACTACTAATAGATGCAATACATAACATTACCTATCAAAATGAGGAAGGCAAAGATGTAACCCTCGATGATAAAACTATTATTAGAGAGTTTTTAGAAAACACTGATAATAATACAGGTAAAGAAATTGAAGAATTTATTAATGGTATAAATGCTAAAGGTGTAAACAACAAAGTTAGAGTTACATGCAGTAATGAAGAATGTGGGAACGAGTGGGAGAATGATATCAACTTCGATCCTGTAAATTTTTTCACGGGTACCTAGGGTCAGCCGATCCTGAGAAAATCTCAGGATACTTAGGCAAACTCGAAAAAGACCAAACAGCAATTACCAAACAAGTAGTAGAGTTGGCTATTTATAGTGAGGGCGCCGTGTCATATTCTGAAGCATGGCAATTAAGTCCTAACGAAAGAATGCTACTAGTTAAAACACTCAACAAATATAATAAACAGAAGAGTGGTCAAAAAGATGGCGACTGGATGGACGATTAAAACTTTAATTGGAAACCAACTTCATAAGTATCCATTTCAACAGAACTAAAAGTTGCTTTTGCATAAAGCGGACCATACACATGACCTATAGTAGTTCTACTAACATGCTTATCATAATCAAACTGTGATACCAGACCACCGTCCCATTGTATATTTGTTGTAGATAAACTTTTATGTGAACTAGCACCTACAGTAATAAATGTTGCTCCAAACTTACTATGTAAATTGTAAGTAACATCCACATACAACTCAATATCGTTTAATGTAAAATCTTTTACACTTACATTATATTGACTGTGGTTTTCTGTAAAACTTGCAACATCTGTATTATAATATGCTACACCTGTCGTGATGTACAAATTATTTGATATAGGCGAAATCTTTTCTGCAAACATATTAAGTGTTTGAAAATCTAATTCTGCTGTACCTGTTCCATACCACTTGCCATAATTTTGTGCATCGATTGTATTGTTAAAATATCCAATACCATAATGATATGTGCCTTGTTGTTTGTCTAAATAAAACATTGCACCTTCGTTTGTTTGACCTACAGTAATTCCAAAATCATCAAAGTTGTGTGAATATCCTGCTATGCTATTAAACTGATTGTCGACATAAAACACACTACTAGATTTAGTTGCATTTTTTATGTTATGAAACATTGTTTTATTTGTAAACACCGTTTGAGCATAATTCTTAGACTTATCAAAAAGTTCAGTACGCATTTCTCCTAATTGTGCTGGAGGATCTAAACTAATATAAAAATTACTAACAGTCTGTGTATCACCCATACTCATAATGTCAATACCAATAAAGTCATACTCATACATGCCATCGACTTCTACAGGAAATAACAAACTCATTACTGCACCATTATCAGGTCTAGCAAATTCACAATTTTTGCAACTCCAGTCGCCATCGTTGTTGTAAAGTACATACGAGTCTTGTCCAGGACCTACAAAAATATCCATATCACCATCATGGTCAAAGTCTAAAACGTAAATATGTCCTGCACCTATATCACTGTCAGTAGCACCGTCGTCTAGGAATGAACAATTAAAAAACTGTCTATTTCCGTCATTCATAATCAATTGTAAAACATGCCCTTGATAATAAGGATCACCGTTTGTATTAGCAATAAGAATATCTAACAGTCCGTCATTGTTCGAGTCTATTACTTGCATATCAAATGCAATATTATTCTCATAATAGCCTGGAGGTAATGCTGTATAGTCTCGGGTATAATCCATATCGGTATTGCCCCAATATATTCCGCCGACACTATTACCACCTAAGTCTCTATAAGCAGAAGCACTCCAACCTAATGCAATATCGCCAAATCCATCGTTGTCAAAATCTGCAATAGTTGTAGATGTAGCAAAGTAGGCTGAGTGCCCTACTTTAAAACTAACATCTTTAAAGTTACCTGTGCCATCGTTTAGCATAAAAAACTTGTAGCCGTTGTTGTGTGTACTTATAGGAGTGGTGTTAGGCATGAATATATCATTGTAACCGTCGCCATTTAAGTCACCTACTGCATGGTCGTGAACAAAAATACCAACATTAACACCATCAGCATTTAAGTTTTCAAACATAAAGTCTGGCAAGTTATCATGCGAATTAACAAACTGTCCATTTTCTGTAAGCCATAGTTGACTAACATTAAAAATATCTTTATTACCGTCACCATTCAAATCATATTGATGTGCAACACCCATATTGTATTCTTGAACTGGGGCACCTTCGTTGTGCCACCAACCTAAATTGTTCATAGTAGAACCTTCGCCAAACACAATAGGGCAAGTGTTATTTTCAAACACACTACAGTCTAATTGGAAATGTCCGCTACCATCATTTACAAACTGTAACATTCTCATACCAGGTAGTGTATTTCTATCACCGAATGTTTGCATGTAAATTACAAAGTCGCTGTGCCCATCTTGATTGATGTCATTTTCAATAACTAAACTTGCATTAGTCATCCAATTTCCGGGTTCCGAATACTCGTCACTATTTGGATCATTTTGATCCTTACCACCATGACTACCGTCAATTATAACTTGTAAAAATGAAAAATCTTCTACAGTATATTTTCCGTTAACCCATTGTGTATCGTTAAACTCACCTACTTGATACGTTACTCTGTTGTAACCAAGAGAACTAGAGGATTCTGTGTATTCATCGAAAAACGATTCAAACTGATGCCTCTTGTCATTTGGATTAGTTGTAGTTGTTGGAGGTGGTGTAATGGTAGTTTCCATAACTAAACCAGCAGAACCTCCGCCACTAGCACAGGCACCAAGTAATAAAATTATTAAAACACTAGCAATATTCTTTAACATGTTTACAGTCTCCTCTGTATGTAAAACCTGGGCAAGTACAAGTACGTTTTTCCGTATCTACGAAATAAATGTTGCCCTTAGATCCAGTCACTTCAATAACATGACTAGGTACTTCTTCTGCTCTTTCGCCTATTTTAACAAACTTACGTCTTGCTTTACTAAACTGATTACTAGGCACATTTAATACCTGTATTTCAGCATCTTTGTTTGGTTGGTATGCTATTAACTTACCGGCGCCGTTAACATGGTAAATGCCATTGTTTACCTTGTATTTGCCCCAGTCTGTTACTTCTTGCAATATATCTATCATGACGCTCCTACATCTTTTAATATACATACTATTATACAGAAATCTAGTGCATTGTCAAGTTTTTTTACCACTTTTTCTGGTAACTTTTTTACCACAAACCTAGCATTTTATACAAATATTGTACATAAATACTGGTATGTACAAGGATATATTCACTAACCTGTTAGAAACTAAGGGTTTTGGGAGATGGGAATTTGAATACAACAATGTTATACAATGTGTTTTTCCTATAGAAAGAATCAAAACAACAAAATGGTTTCCTGCAGAATTTATAGAACAGTTTAACTTACTAGATGAGCATTTAATTGGAGCAGAAACTATTCCTGCAAATCAAATATTAGACGGTCACATAGACCATATAAGAAAAAGTAATTTGTTAATTAACGTAGGAAATACTGCAAGTATATTCCATCACAACAATGACGTGAAAGAAACTGTGATATTAAAACACGGAGATATGTTTTTGTTAAACACCAGGAAAGAACATGGGTCCGAAAATACACACTCGTACAACTATAAATTTTTAACAATAAATACAAGGCAAGATTTTTGGAAAGCAAAGGAGCAATTAGGTGTTTAGTAAAGTATACAATTTCCCATTAGACATACAAGCAATTCTAGAACTAAAAGAAGAAATAGAAAGCACGACACCTACGCACGAATTTTACATGCACAACGATCCAGACAGAAATGATATTATTCAAGATATATTAATGTTAAAAGACTTATCTTGTCTAGAAACTGTACAAAAATTATTAAGTCCTATAGAAGTTACAGAAGAACATAGTGTGGGGTTTGAAACTGTTCCTGCAAATCAGCAAGTTAAAAATCATGAAGACTTTTTAATTGGCTGGGAAAGTAATCCGTTTGTGCGTAAATGTAATATTTTGTTTAATCTAGAACAACACCCTATATCTATTACCCACGGAAAGAAGACAGAATCAAAATTCATAAACCCTGGACAATGTCTTGTGTTAAATGTTCAAAAGTCACATGGAAGTGATATGAGACAAGTTAATAAAGAATCTAAAATGTTTTCTATTAACTTGCGGAAGAACTATAAAGATACTATAGCATATTTAGATACAATACTTTAGACACTTCGTGTCTTTTCCAACTACTAAATTCATTCATTTCATTCATTTCATTTCTTGTTGGAAATTTTTTTAACACGATAAACGTTATCATGAAAGTTAAGCCATAATTCTCCTTAAGCAAGGAGAACAATGTGATGTCATCATGATGAGCATCGCCATCTCTATCTCGGGTGCTTTTAGGAACCAGTGAGCTTTTTGTCCCCATACACTACCGTCTCGAATCTCACGGAAATTAATATAACCTTGAAGAGTTTAGTTACACTAACTTGTAGGTTGCTTTTTCTCAGAGCCTACATCCTTTTAATACTGTTTGTCGTGTGTTTGTATCTTTGCCGCTATACATCTCTAGTTCCCGCACCAGGATTACTGGATTGTCAAAGAGACCGATTTAATATGCCTCGGTTGGGGCAGGTGTATAGTCCTATGTGTGCCGTGTGTGCCTTGTGAGTATGACGTGGTGTCTATTATGTGTTAGTCAGCAAATAGTTATCTATCTTTCAAACTTTCTTTAAGGATTTTTGAACCACCTATGCGACAGTTGATAATTCCGTTGTAGTAATCGTCAGTTAGCAACACTTTATGTTTAAATTGTAACTCTGCTTCAACATAACTCATTACGCCTCTAGTGGCACAATACTCTAATATCTCTCTAGTAAATTGTTTCTCGCCTTGTGCTACAACATCGTTTAGTAAGTGATCCGAACTACCCCAATAAGTACGCCAGTCACTTTCTTTTGTGCCTCTACGTTTATTCTTTCTGCCTTTTAAGGGCGGTTTGGTTGTTTTGAACTTTGCTAGTTTTTTGCCTATATACTTTTTACCATTCTTAGTATTGGTAATTAGGTATACAAATCCTTCACACCATTCTGGTATGCTGTCTACTTTTTTACCTTGATATGTCCAATCGCTCATGCATATTAGTTATCCAATATTTCTATATCGTTTGCATAAGAAGTGAACCCACCTTCTTTTACAACATATAAAACATTGCTAACTCTTCCTTGTAATTCTTCTTTGTGAGATATTAAGAATACATTTTTCTTCGACTCTCTTCCCATTTTTTTGAGAACGGCTAATGCACTTTCTACACCAGTTGTATCCATTCCCGAATCTACAAGTTCATCAATACACATTAAGTTCATAGGCTGGTTAAGACTCTCGTAGATGTCACGGAATGCCCAACTCATACCAAGTATAAGTCTATTACGCTCACCTCTACTTAGATTATCAAAGTCTAAATCTCTTCCGTACTCTGTAATATCTACAGATAAGTCTGAGTTAAATTTAACATCATGTGGTAGTCCTAATTTTTCTAAATAGTAACCTAATCTATAATTTAAATATTGTAAGTTTTGGTCAATAATTTTCTTTCTTATAAAACTGTCTTTACTTGTTAATAATTTATATAGGAATTCTTGATGGTCTTTTAGTCTAGTTAGTTCATTCATTGTGTCATAACTAACATCTTCTAATCCTGTATCTTGAAGTTGCTCTACTTGTTCTGTGTAAGGATTTGTATCTTTAATATTTTCTTCGATTTGAGCAGTAATTGTTTCTAGATTGTGTCTGTGCTGTAACGCATCTTCCATACTAGAATAAAATGTAATAGGAGATTCAGGCAACTCTCCTATATCTTGTAGTTTTCCTTTCACATCTGTAATTTTAATTTCTAAATCTGCAAAATAATCTATTTCTTTTTGTTCTTTCTCTTTAAGTTCTGCTGTGTACTCTTCATGTGTTTCTAAGTGTGCTGTTTCTTGTCCACATGCAGGGCATACACCGTCTTCTGCTTTTTGTATATTCTCTTTAAGTGTGTCTAATGTGCTAGTACTTCGTTTGCTACTAGTTACAAGTTGAGATAGTTCACTGTTTAGTCCTTGCATTTGAGCATATTGTTTGCTAATAACATCCATTGCTCTGTGTTTTTCTAACTCACGTTCAATATCTGTTTCTTTTAAGGTGTCTAAACTATTCTGTAGGGCATTAACTTTATCCGATTTATTTTTGTTCCATGCTTTACTTCTGCTTTCTATTTCTTCAATATTTTTCTGGATACGTTTGTTTGCATTATTAACTGCCTGTATTCTAAGTTCTTCTTCCTTAATATTATCTTTTGTGCCTTTTAAAAGTTCTTTAAGTAATTCTGCCTTCTCACTAATTTCTGTAATACCTAACAACTGCTCAATCATATCACGTTGGTCATTGGTTTTCATACTAAGGAACGGTTCCGTGTATGTGTTTAGTGCAATCAAGTGCTTAAACATATTATGCGGAAAACCTATTACTCTTTCTATTTCTTTTTGTGTTTCTCTGCTGTCGCCTTGCTGTTCGTCATCTGCATTTTCAACACCATCAATATAAAATTTTAGAGTATTAGGACGTCTGCCTCGTTCGATACGATATTCACGTCCATCGATATCAAAGTCCACGGTAACAATCATGCCTTTACCATTTGTTTTGTTAATTAAGTTATCACGTCTGATATTTGTTAGTGCTTCTCCGTAAAGTCCGTAACTAAGTGCATTAATAATAGTAGTTTTACCTGTACCGTTTCTACTACCATCACCACCCAAGTCTAGATTATGTCCGAGAACAAGAGTAAGTTGCTCAGTATCAAACGTTACTGCCTGTGTGTTGTTTCCAACACTCATAAAATTCTTTGCTGTTACATTTTTAATCGTTAACATTATAGGGTTTCCAAACTCCTGTAAATCTCTATTAGTTCTTGGGTGTCAACTAAATTACTTTCTATAGTTTCTAGTTGCTGTATAACAATTTGGTCCACACTTTCAAACTGTATTTCACCACCTTCAAATACTTCCTCATCTTCTTTTACAGGCAGTAGTTGTATTTCTCTAACTTTAAAATTTTCCGCAAATGTTTCTCTAATAAAATTTGCTTCTTCGTAACTAATGTTTACATCTAATTTTATTCTAGCATGTGTTTGTGAGTCTAAATAATTTTCTGGCTTTTCTAATAGTTGCCTAAGTCCCATTGTAACATATTTAGGACAGTTATCCCAATTAACATATACAGGTTCTTCTCCCCATGTTAAAAACATAGCACCACGTTCGTTATCACCTGCATCTGAATAATTGTGTGGGAAAGCATTACCTATATAATGTATGTTGTTCTTGTATTGTCGTTTGTGAAAGTGACCACTAAACACATATTCTGGACCACTTAACATTTTATCGTTTATACCACCATGGTCCGGCATTTCAATCATTGCATTCATTTTAAAATAAGGTAATTCAAAATGTGCAAACATATATTTGCATTTCATTTTAGCAACTTGTTTGTACTCATCACCTACTAGCCAAGGTATAATAGCAACATCATCTTGTAAAAAATGTTCATCTATCATTACAATGTTAGGTAAATCTCTAGCAAACTCAATACTGTTTAGGTCACGTTTTTCTCTATAATATAAATCATGATTACCTAAAATCATGTAAACAGTTTCAAACGATTCGTTTAATTTTTTTAAGTCTCTAATAGTTGCATTCATAGTAGCAATATTAATACTTGCTCTGTGATGATGCCAATCACCTAAAAAGATACATGTCTCACAATCTCTGGCTTTTGCTTCTGCAATAAACCAGTCAATGTAGTTTTGACAATCTTGTAGGTGTTGCCTACTATTTTGTTTTAAGCCGTAATGTATATCAGTAAAACATGCGGCCCTTTCAAAAAGGTTTGCCATATATTATGTTACTCGGTATTTGTATTTTCTACTTCAGTTTCAGCCGCTGAACGAAGTTCTTTCATAGCATTTTCGTGAGCAATCTGTCTTCCGTAACTTGGTAAATGTCCTGACTCAATTAATATGTCGTCTCTAATGTTTTGATTACGTTTCTCTAAATTTAAAACTCTTGTGAAACTGTTATTAACTGTTGCAGTATAATATGCAAATGGATTATCTGATTTTGCTTCGTTAAACTGTAGTCCTATTTGTGCAAGTTGCACTAATGCTTGTCCACGCATTTCGTCTACATAAGTGTAACCTCTCCAGTTACCTCGTTGACTGTATCGCTCGACAAGTTTCATAAACATGCTACCTAATGTGTTAGTAATCTTGCCATGGTCAACTGAAAAATGTCCATTGTGTAGTCCACCTACCCAATGACTTCTAGCAACTTCTCTAGGATTACTTCCAGCACTATCTAAAATATAATGTTTAAAAGGTGGAAAGTTTAACTTTGCTTTTGTGTCTGCAATAGTTTTTGTAGTTTTCTTTCTGCCAGGCTCATCCGGAATATGGTCATATCCCATTACCCTGAATACCAATTCATCTACTGGTACAGACTCAGGATCAATAGCAAAATCTTTCTGCTTAGGTTTTTTATCCCAGCCTCCTTCTGCCATTGCTTTTTGATAGCCTTCTGATTGAACTTTAGATGCACGATTGGCTCGTGCTTCACTAATTGCTGTTTTATTAATTTTTTTAACGTCGTCTAATATAAGGTCAACGTTAAAATATTTGTCGTCCTGAACATAGCAGTAAGACATTTTACTTGCATGTATCTGTTTAAGGATATCTTTGTTGTTCAAATAATTGACTTTCTTTGGTTGTGGTGTAGTCATAAAATCTCCTGTTAAACAGCATTATAGTACCGAAAGTGGTAAAAGTCAACTGTTTTCTTATATTCATACTAATAATTAAAACGTACTATTATTTATCGTGATAAATATGTTATAGGAGACTAATATGGCAAATGAAACAGAATTCAATCAAGGCTTACAAATAGGTGGCGGCGATGAGTTTTCTCAATTCGTTCAAGCGAGTGATGGAACACAATTTGATAAAAAAGATTGGCGAGCAAGGATTCGTCCTAAGAAAGGCGGAGAGAAATGGGCTTACGGGCTCGTAGATCCCGATGACCCAACAAAAGAGATAACAGATAGTGTATTAAAGCCTTTACAAGAAAGAGGCGGAATAGTCTATCCTTATACACCTGATATCTTTTTGCAGGCTAGTGTCGATTACAACGAGTCGATGCAACACGGTTCAAACTATCCTTTTTACACATATATTAATAGTAGACCTACAACATTACCTATTACAGGTGTGTTTACTGCAAATACAGTAGAAGAAGGACAATATATGTTAGCCATTTTCCATTTTCTTAGAAGTGTTACTAAAGCATTCTATGGAGACTCTGCTGTCAAATCTGGATATTATGGTACACCTCCTCCGGTGTTACTTTTTGAATACCTAGGAGAATTTGGTTTTAATAAAGTTCCAGTAATTATTAGGAACTAT